CGGTTTTGCAGGCGTCTTGGCGGGCTTCTCTTCAGTCGGGGCTTCGGCCTCGGTTTCCTCGGCTGCTGCCTCTGCTGCCTCTGCTGGCTCTTCGGATTCCGGGAAGCCATCCATCGCTGGCACAGCGGCGGCTTCAGCAGCTTCGTTGTCACCAGCCTTTTTTGCATCGCGTTGTGCTTCCAACGCGCGGATAGTGTCGTTGACCCAATGTTGCGCGGCCTCGCTCAACTCTTTCCACTGGGCGTCGGTGCCAGAGTTGACCTTACTCGAAACCTTGGCAGCGTAGGCATCATGGCTTTCGCCAGCCTTTGGCTTCAGCTTGTATACCTCAACTAGCTCCTCAAATACCGTCATTGTTGGTAAGCTCCCTACAGCTCAAGTGATTGATACGCCTTTAGACATACTCAACGTAAATAATCAGCCAACTTTTCAGGCACACCGGGCTGACCTAGACACCGCTCCCAATAATCAGCCGTGGTTTCCCGCACCGCGCGCCGTCCGCGCTTGACCCGGCCACCTTGCTGATAAAGACGGGACCGCACATAGTTGCCGCCGTCCACGCCGTCTTGCGTTAATTTCCTCAAAACGGCTGCTAGCTCCTCTGGCGCATTAAGCAGCGCGGTCATGAGTGAAGCACATTCCGGTTCGGGTGGCACCAGCGTGTCCCAAGGCACAATATCTTCCGCACCGGGAAGCTGCGACACAGCCAATTCATGAACCTGAGAAAACTTGGCGGCCAACGTCATGATATGGTTGAGGAAGGAAACCTGGACCAGCGCCATAAAATGCCGTCGCTGGTTAGCAGTCTTGCGGTTCATCTTGACGACAACCGCCGCGTATCTATTAAGACACTTACAATAACACAGGTAGCCATCTTGTTCTAAATCTTCCAGCCCGTACCACGCTGGCACCCGCCATCGATTAGCCCGTGCCGTGTTTGCTATCCACCCCCGCAACCCGGCATCCCAGAATAGCTGCTCAGCCATGTTTTCTCTCCTATTTGCTTTTGATTCATAACGCCCTCACAAAACTTGTCCCAGCGTCGCCCCGAAGCTCACCTGGGTCCTTTACGTCAGGCGGCAAGACCGCGCCTTGACAGATGCGGGGGAGCCTTTCCCTGAGCCGTAGCATGTCCAACCGTGCATCGGCATCGACTAGCAGCCGCATCCGGCTAAACCGCCGTGTCAGGTCTGCCAGCAGGTCTGCCTGGGCCTCAGAGATGTTCTTGCCGAAAAGGCACGTACCCCATACCCCACTCTTGTGTCCTAGGATGCTAACAGTCAATGCGTCAAAAGGCCCTTCACAGATCACCAGGCATTTAGACACCTTGGCTTCCCAAAGCAACGGCAACCCAAGCAACAAGTTAGTTGCGGGCGTGCAAGAGAGTTCAGTGGCTAGGGTTTTGTAGCGGATATTTTCGGCTGGACGGATTGTGCGACCAGTCCAGGTCATCAGCACGCCATTGGCGGCGAAGATGGGAATGATCACGCGGTAGGCAAAATCGCCTCTGACAGCATAGTGAAGCTTATAAGTCTGCACTAGCCAACGGCTCTGCTCAAAACTGTAGCCACGCTGTTGTAGGTAATCCCAAAACGCATCCACATACCGTGACCACTTCATCAAGGATTTGAATTCACGTGGCAGCTCTAGATGCACAGGCCGTTCAGGTTTGTCTGAGGCCAATCCTAGCTGCGCGCGCCACTGCTTGCTAAAAGTATCCTCAGACGGCAGTGGTGGTGCGTCTTCGCCCAGCAGGTCACGGGCGCGCTCATCCGTACATTGGAGCAGCGCCGCTACCAGACGTACCGCCGACCGACCACGATGGTGTTGGGGATTACGAAGGCAGCGCCAACCCCGCCCCAGTAACGAAATACCAAGATGCTGGGACGGGTCTGCTGCGCCGCAGAAGGGGCAATGAATGACAACGTTGGATTTGCTTGAGTAGCTAAACTCAATCCCGTGCTGAGTAAGGAACTTGGTCCAATCAGGCATAGAGTAGCCTTTCGTTGCTTACGTAGTTGCAACGCTCAAGGTACGCCCAGACTTTGGAAAAGCACGGCTACGCTAGTTAAGGGAAATCGCGTATACTCTCACGCCACGCGGTCCGCAACTATGATCTTTGGTTCTCAGCCGAAAAAGTGAACGGCGCTAATAACCGCTAAGCGCCGCTGTCAAAATCTAATCACTTGGGATGGGTTCCGCAACAAGGATTTGAACAAATCCTCACCTTCGCGGTGGAAATCTAAAATCTTCGCGTCAACTGTGTCTTTAACCACTAGATCATAATAGAAAACCTTGTGTTGCTGGCCCTGCCGTCTAATCCGGCGCTCGGCTTGGTTCCGGTCCATAACCGACACCGGGGACTCATAGAAGAACTCATAATTAGCCACCTGAAGGCCATCCAGCGAATAGGCCCCAACCCGGTTGTTGATCACGGCTACTGTCGTATCCGGGTCCTCAATAAAGTCCTGCATCGCCTGTTTTGGGTTCTTCGTACCAGACCAAAGCCATATCGGATTGAGTTTGATCTTTTTCAGTTCCTCGGTGATGCGCCGCCCAGAATGGGTAAAGTCATAAAACACAAGAGCCTTGCGGTCTAGTGGCAGGCTCTCGATCAATTCTAGCAATCGATCCAGCTTGGGATTCTGGTCAAATTCAACCTGCGCCCGCTCACCTGTCTCATCATCTTTTAAGCCAATAAAGCCTGACGACAACTGCCGCATCTTGAGGAAGGCGTTCTTCATTTCCCTCAAATTGCCTTTAGCCACTATAATCTGCTCCACCACCTTGCGGTAGTATTCACGGGTAGCGGCAGGCAGCTTTACTTCCTCAATAAAGCGCATGACTGGCGGCAAGTCTATACACTCATCAGCCGTGTAGGTAATCGAGCGATGCTGGAGTATCTGTGACAGCTTTGGCTTCATACTTGACTTAAAGGTGTAATCCATCGAGTACGGACCGCCCCACTCATTCTGGCTGGCCGTGAAGAAAGCCTCCCTAAACAAGCCAAGAGTCGGGCCAAGTGTTGCACCGTGATCCACCAGGAAACACTGTGACCAAAGCGGCGTTGGATCACGGCCAAAAGGCATCCCAGAGAGTGCATAACAAAACTCAGCCGCGTTGGATGCCCTCTTGCAAAGCCGATAAGTTAAAGAATCGTGGTTTCCGCATCGGGTTGATTCGTCAAGAACAACCACATCAACCTCATGAAGCAGCCGCTTGATTTCCTTATCGACAAACTCCATGCGCTTCTTTTTCTTGTTGCGCTGACTCACCATTGCTACCGCGCCAGGGTAGGTCAGTAACACAATGCCCTGGTCAAAGCCGCTCAAGCGCCGCCACTTGTCCTCAGAGGATGATTCATCCAGCGCGATATAGGGCACTGAGATTTGATACTGCTTGATCTGGCGTTCCCATGTCGGAAAGGCTTTGTCGCTGGTCACAAACACCAGCGCGCGGCGCATCACCCGGCTGTCCCACCAGTATTGCAGCAGCTCTAAAGATGCCAGGGTCTTGCCCACGCCCATATCCAGCCATAGGGCAAGCGAGCCATACTCGATACCTAGGTACAGGCAAACCTTTTGATGCAGCCCTAGCTTGTGCCAAGGCTCTGGCGGCGGATCAAATTTGTCCAGTAGCCGGTCTAGCTCTACGTGTTTGAGTTTCTTTAGCCAGCGATGGTCATCACGTGGTTCCGCCAGGAAATGTTTGACCGCGCTGGCCGGGATCATTTGTCTTTCATAAGCTTCTTGATCGCAATGACTTTATTGGTGTAGGGCTGATGCCAATTCGGGTACACGCAGTGCAAGAACTCATGAGCAAGGGTATTGCCGTCGTATGGATTATCCCAGTAGGCTGTTCCGTCAGTTGGAAAGAATACCACCGAAATATCACTAGGTATGTAAACGTCACATGTCCTGCTACCCGTGGCGCAAGCGTAGGCACCCCCCAAAGTCACTGAGCTATCACAGTACTTATTCACGTCAGGAACCAAATGCACGACAATATCCATAGGCGGCAGCTTTTGCTCCAGCCTAGAGTGTGACAGCTCTTCTGTGGTCAAGTTACGAGAGGGCGGCGTGGCAGCAACCCATGATGCGCCTGCCGTAAAGCCCAACAGACTACAAGCAACCGCAAGAGCAAACACAGGCCCAAGCACCGTCGCCATTAATGACCATTGCTCACTCTTCGTCATCACCCGCGACCTCATTCATCCGATCCCAATATGCCTGCTGCATGCGAGCACTTTGTAAGACATACTGCCCCGTTGCGTATGATTGCGTGATGATTATTGTAGCACCGCTCTCGCCGTTACGAGCATACTCAACACGTAGCCGTGCCAAGCCACGTAGTTTTTCGGCCTCAGTCTGGGAATAGGTGAGGCTGTTATCCGCCGTCATAAGCTTGCTGGCATCCTCAGCCACCATCGCGCCAGTTACGCGCTTAGCATTCAACGATGATCGATTGCCCTGGGTTGGGGTAAAGCCCGCCAAATTCCGCTCGGCAAACAAGCCGCGCAAATCCACGAACGTGCGTCCTATGCTAATACGCAGATTGTTCTTGTCCTGCGCCATCAAATCTGGATAATCCACAATCAGCACCTGTGGGATAAACTTATGGCTCATCTCCAAATAATCCAGATAGCCTTCCAGCTGATTCATAGTTAGTGAGCCACTCGGAAATGCCTTAATCACTAATCGCCCAAACCGCGTGCCCCACGGTTGTATTTTCTTCTTGAGTTCGCGCCGTGCACCGGGCGAAGCAAAATCCCATCGTGGCGCTATCTTACGGGTCTTGAAGCCGGACACCCGCCCCAGCCGGTCAAACTCCAACACTGTACGATCAAATTTATCAGGCCGAATCGCCGCGCCAAACAAGCTCTGGAAGTAGCGCCCAGCAACACGGTCTTCGTTCATCTCAAGTGAGATATGCAACACCTTAGCCCGCTGAAGCAGAGCCTGCTTACCGGCATGGACCGCCAGCCAGGACTTGCCTGTGCCCTTAGGCGCGATATAGAGCAGCATCTCTTTTGGGATTAAGGCAATGCCAATCCGGTCTAGCTCCGGAATGCCAAGCGAATAGCCTGGTGTTGCCCCGTACTCCATAAAGCGCAGCGAACGCGCTGTGTCATTAAGGAACGTACCAGCGTCAAGCGTTTGGGTACGGTGGCGCAGCGCGCTGCTAAAGATGCGCTCAATATCCGGTGCTAGCCCTTCGCCGCCTTGTTCATAGCGGGCATTGGCTTCAATCAGCGCGGCCTTCAGCTGCTGGCCCCGAACAAAGGTTTGGGTCTGGCCAACAACGTATTCGCCATTCAATCCCTCGGCCAGCTCGGACAAGCCAAACAGCAGCCGCCGCAGGCGTGGCATGCGGCCTTCCTGAAGCACCTTGCCAAATAGGTCATCAAGGTGGGCGCGGCCCGGTGGGCGGCCATACTTGCGGCGGTACTCTAAAACCCGCTCTGCGATGGTGCGGTAGGTATCGTCAAAATGTTTGGGAAGCACCTGTGCAGCGATAGCTGCGCCACTCTTTTCATCGAAGACAAGAGCGGCTAATATCGATTCCTGTAATGACGGAGGAAGATTGTCATCCACCATCGCAGATAGACATACTGCTAAGCGTTTATCAAATACCCCAGCCAGCCAGCTTCCAAATAACCAGGGAATGACTGCTCAATTGCTTCACTCATCTTTGCCACATTATTCAACATGACCTTCAAGCCAATTGGCACGCCCGCATTTTGAAGATAGTCAGCCAAGGCCCGCGCCACCACACGCCCCATCGCCAGCAGCTGCTCATGCTTTATCGTGACAGGCAGTCCATCTTTTAGGTGGCGGCAAACGCGCAATGAGTCTGCTACGTAGCCCGGTGCCAGCTTGTTAAGCGTTGTATCGTTCAAGGGTGGATGACTGCCACCGCGCCGCTTAACCTCATGTGCTAGCCCCGGTAGCAGCCAATCGTCTGTGCTCTTTGAAGGTAATGGCTTGGCGCTCTTGCCGCCGTCCAAGAAAGCCAACACCTGTCGCAGCTGGTTACGCTCAGCTGGGGTCAGCTTTGGCAGCTGGTTTATGATGCGCTGGAGTTCGCTCAAAGATGGCATCCTCAAAGACTTTGGAACGGTAGCGTTCAACCACTACCCGACGAGACGGTGGTGGGGCGTTGCTCATCGGCGTACACTGCCGGCAAAGGAAGCGCGGCAGCAAGTGACTACATTCTTCAGTGACCACCTGACTCATGCTGGGCACCACATCCATTGCCCGTGAAGATGGACATACTCACCAATAGGAACCGCCTCAATAATCAAATCTTCCGGTTGTTTGGCTATGTTAAATTCCATCATGGGTTTTACCAGCGGGTAAGTGTCCTTATCATTAGCAAGACTTTGGCCGTCCAATGGACCACCCCGGCATG